CACAATTCTAAACATACAATGTTTCACATCCTTTGTTGCGTGTTGGCTATCATTTGGTGGTTTGCTGCTCGTCGTAGCATTCACAAGTTTGTCAAGAAACGCTTACCTGCTTGGTGCCAGTATGAAGTGCTGGTGCCGAACTGGGTTGGGTTTGTTCCTGCGGCTTGTTCTAAGTTGCTCCGTTCTGTGTGGGTCTTTGGATTCATTAAGGCTCATCCGATTGCTGGGCTCGTCTTTTACCCACGTAAGTGGTTTGGCGAGACCTGGGATTGGTTGGTGTGTTCCTTTTGGGGCAACTTCGACTCGCTGCTCTTCTGCTCCATTGTCTTTGGCGTGTACGCATGGTTGCGTCGTAAGCCTCAATACAAGAAAGAAGGTACTTTTGAGTTCCTCACTGCGTTCTCTTCTGGTATTAAGGTCGGTGCCTTGATTGCCGGTTTTGGTGAATTTGGACGTTATCTTGATCCGCGTAATATTAAAGGTTGCAATCTTGTAGCTGATATGCTCGCGTTGATCGGAAAGATGTTCAAGGACGAACCGGCCAAGGATTCGACTGAATTACCTGTTGAAGAAGACCAGGATGATGGGTTCTTGGATAGCCTTCGGAAGATAATTCCTGGGGTTAAGAAGATTTGCGCGACTCACCGTTCGCGTGTTGCAATGTTCTGTGCTGCTGTTCTTTGTGGTGTGCTTTTGTTTGCGTTCTTTCACCAGCGGTCCTGGTTTGATTCGTTTGTCGACCATGAGGCTCGTAGTTCTGGTAAGAAGCGCCGTGGCAATATTAATAAGAAGATGAAGCAAGTGCGGAAGGCAACGAAGGGCAAGAAGAAGAATTTCGTGCTCTACGATGCAGCGGATCGTGCGGATATCACTAATTGCGTTTTCAATGGCGCAGTTGTGAAGTGTCCTCTTGTTGGCGAACCGTTTGGTCCTGGTCATTGGGTGTTGACTCGTCTTGATGGTTCTGGAGGCACTATCACGGATGATTTTGATATCACTTTTGGAGCTGAGGCAATTCCTGCTAAGTGTGCTCATTGTGGTGTTGAGGGTCATGTATCCGCGATGTGTCCAGACCTTCCTAAGGAAGTCATTGAACCTATTCGAAAGGTCCCTACGCCTACGTTGCCAGTTGTTTTCAACAAGGGTCAGTCTAAGCCGAAGAAGGATAAGGAGCCGTTTATTCAGGTTGGAAAATCTGGAAAGCATAAGCGCTCTAAGTCTGATGGCTCGAAAGAGGCTCTTGTTGCTGGGTCTGTGCGTCTAGACACTCGCCATGTGCGTCATGCGCTAGGTGAGGCTTGGAACAATGGTGTGTTCTCTGCTCAAATTGTCGTCGCTTGGTGTGGTATTCTCGTTAACAAGCATGTTTACGATGAGTGCACCCATTTTAAGTTCGGTGATAAGTTGGTTCCTAAGACTAAGATCTCTTACCACGAGGTTTCCGGGAATAAGGATTTACTTGTTTGTGCGTGTGTCGATGGCGTTCCTAAAGTCCCGAAGGCTCGTTTTGCGGTGCCTGAGCTTAATCAGAAGGTTTCCTTCATAGCTCATAACGCAGACAGCTGGGGTTCTGTAACGTATATCGGTCCTGGTCGTGAAGGCCATGAAATGCGTACTAACTGTTCGACTTTGCCTGGTGACTGTGGTGGTCCATATGTCAACGCTAATGGTGCGATCGTGGGTATTCACTTTGCTGCGGGTGGGCGTGCTGACAACTCTGCTATCCCTGTGTCGGACAGCATGTTGCAGTTGCAGCCAAAAAACTGAGCGAGCACATCGGGTCGCGGTTCTATGCGATCCCGGTGTGCAAACCGAGTCCACATGTAGTTCCATTGCAAGTGCTCGGTTATGTGCCGTTCAGACCTGTTGCTAGCTCTCACTTTCTCCCTGCGCCTTGGCAGGTGGATGGTCAAGACGATGCTTATCTCCCTAGTGCTATGACTGTTAATGCGTTGCGAAAATCGTGTGCAAAAGCTTTAGATCCATTGCTTCCATACCCAGAGTCTAAATTGGCCTGGATGTATCAATACGGAGCTCGTTATCTTAGCGGCATATGGGTTGGGAACAATGTTCTTCCCGCTCAAAGCGCAATTGATCGCATGACAATGTCAAAAAGTGCAGGGTTTCCCTACTATTACAACGCTCAAGACAAGTACGATGCCTTGGCGAAGTTTGGTCCGGAGATCCAACAGGAGGTTGGTGCCGTTCTGGCCGGTCAGGAAACGTGGCTCCCGTTTACACTGACGTTAAAGGATGAACTACGGACTGCGGATCGTGTCGCAGCCGAGAAAACTAGGGGTTTTAATGCATCTGGAATAGTCCATTTGCAGTGCTCAAAACAGCTCTTTGCTCTTCAAAATGACAAGTTAGTAGAGACGCTTGGTCGTCACCCAATAACAATTGGCGTTGCTGTACCCGGTCCACAGTTTATAAAAACTGTTTTATCGTTGGGGAAGCTGAAAAATTGCTTCTTTGCTGACGGGGACGGATGTGATCAACGTTTTAATCTTGGTGTGGCCCGGGTCATTCGTGACCTTCGCGCCGCTTTCTTGCCTGATGAGTATGAAAAAGCTGTTAAACTTCTCTATGACGCTGTTTATGCTGGCGACACTGTTGCGCTGGGCGTTGTATACCGTTTGTTACACAATAAGTCGGGTTGGGAAAATACTGGGCATGATAATTCGTTGTACTTCTGGTTAACTCTCTCAGAAGCGGCTGAGGCCTTAAGTGGTCGGCCTGCTGAAGAGGTGCTCAAGTTGGTTGTGAATGGGGACGATTTTGCGCTTAGCGTCGATGACGAAAGTCTTGGAATTCGGCAGTTGCGAGATTATCTGGCTCAGTACCAGGTTCTTATCGCTTACGATAACGCTGAACCTTGCTTTGCGCAGGAGGTCGTCTTTTTATCTCACCATTTGCGTGAGCGTTTTGTGCGTGGTCACGGTGACGTTCTTGTCGCCGCTGGTAACTATGCTAAACTCACGTCTAGCATCCACTGGGTTCGTCGTAATAGTTCGTTTACGTTCGAGGAGTGTGTTGTTTTGCATCTGCTGGGTTTGCGTATCTGTTTGTGGCCCTGGGAGTACGAGTTCCTGGTTCTTGAGGCGCGCCTCGATGGCTATTTAGCCAGTATTGAGGTGACTGCCCGGATCAGGGACATTCTCGGAGCTCGCATTACGGAGAAGCAGATAATGGCTCTTCATTTTAGGTGGGAGTCCCGTCCCTTTTTGACGATGGACTCGATTTGTGCTGGTCTGTTTGAACGTTTCAACAGCATAAGTCCGAGTGTCGACGTGACACATTTCGCACCTGAGAAGAATCATGTTTGCCCACAAGTTTGCTGCAGCAGAAGCAGAAAAGGCGCGTCGCGCCGCTCAGTCGCAACGCGACAAGGCGGCGGCTGGTAAGGCGCCCAACATGGGGACTAGTTCGAAGCCCCGCCGTAATAAGCAAAAGAAGAACATGTTTCTGGAGCCAATTTCGAAGATCGAGTCGGAGTTGATGTTCCAGTCACGAGAGAAGCGTGTACTTGATAAGCGGGTACCGTCTAATCTTGCACCGCCAGGTTTGCGCAACAACGGGCGTTCTTCTTATCAAGGAGAGAATGTCACGTTTGATGAGTACATTGCTGAGGTCAACGGAAGTGTTGCTTTCGTTGCCACTAAGTACTCTGTGCAGCCTGGCATTGCGGGTACCTTTCCAAAGGGCTCCATTAAGGCTGCTCTCTACTCTGAGTGGAAGATGGTTAACTGCGAGTTTTACTTCAAACCTGAAGTCTCGCAGTACGCTTCCCAGGGTCAGACGGGTAAAGTCATCTTGGCGATGGATTACAATGCCGGTAATCCGGCGCCCACCACCAAGCAGCAGGTTGAAATCATGCATGTACGTGACGCCATGCCGTACGAGATCATCCGACTTTCGTTGGATGCCTCGTGCGTAAATAAGGCGGACTCAAAGTACATTCGCACTGGTCCTGCTCCTGTTGACGAGGATATCAAGACTTTTGATGGTGGTAACCTGTGGGTTTGCACCATCGGTCAGGCGGGCGCTGGGTTGGTTGGCGAGCTTCATGCTCGCTACAATTTCCGCTGCACGAAGGCCACTCTCTTGAATCCTGCCCAAGGAGGGTTGATCCCTCAGACTGTCGCGTCTATGTACGGACAGCATGCTGCCACGAGCTATGTCACTGCCACGCCAAAAGCGTTGGTTTGGGACACGACCTTAATTGATGGTCTTGGTATTGGTCCTGCGGCTGCGGGTGTGTTCACCCCGCCTGCGGGCACTTACATTGTTCAAGCTAACATCAGTTGGTCCGATTCCGTGAATGAAATTGCTCAAGCCCTTGTTGAAGTTCAGAAGAATGGGGTTTCTTTGGCCGCCAAGTGCATCACCTATCAGCTGCTCTCTCCTGCTGGTGGTGTTGGCACTGACAGTTCGCTGTCTGTGCAGGGCATTGTTTCCTGTAACGGTGCTGACACTGTTCGCATTGCTGTGACGTTGACTGGCGCCGCTGGCGCCCTTACGACCTCCGCGGACTATTGTCAGTTGCTGTTCCAGGGCATTTGAATCTCCACTCTTCCACGCTGCTCTCAAAATAAAATAATTAAATTCTGCTACGTACCTAGTGGATGCCACAGTAATGTGGTGTCAGGTTGACTACCTTGGTTAAACTAACAGGACTGGTTTTACGCCAGTATAAAGATCGGTACGACTCATGCGTGAGTTGGAAC